TTCCACCTTTATCCTTCATTCCCACTTGCTTATATCCATCCCAACAATCTTCACATAATGCATTAGCTTCTCCTTCGTTACAAGTCTTCCAACCACCACCTTTTGATTTATAGTTCTTTGCAGCCCAGCCATTCGCATACGCAGATGGATAAACATCAAACTTTGATTTAGCTGCCGATTTAGATGCGGACCATTTTGCCGGGTCAGTTGGACAATTTTTTTCTAAAAAAAGATTTAATTTTTCGTAGATATTCATACTTTCCTTTTTTGGTTTTGTAGAAACATATATTGGTGTTTTACCCTGTCCACTACTACTCTTACCACCTCTATCTGCATCATTTTGTGCTGCTCTTTTTCTTCTAGTTGCACTTTCTTTTTCTTTTTTACTCATTCCGGCAGCTTTTGATGCTGGAACACATTTTGCATATCCTTTCTTCTCACCCGAAGTGCCGCATGGAGGATGTTTCCCATCAACTTTCTTGCCGATGTTTACCCACTTTTCCTTAAACCACTTGCGTAGGTCTTCTTTTACTATATTACGCAATTTTATATTACCATTCATATACAATATATAAATATAAAGAAATTCAGTTTAACCTATCGTAGTAACCAACGCAAGTCTTCAAACTCATCATTTTTACCCGTTTGCATTTTGTATGGGTCATCACCAAATTGGCCGGGTGTGTATAAAGTATCATAAGATGTTTGTACGAAACCATCAATAGAACGTCTTGTCAAATCAATACCTTCTTGTCTTAAACGGAGTGCAGTATCTCTAATCCACAATCCCATTCCTAATGCCATTACCAAGTCATCATTGTATCCTCTTGCTGCTTCGGCTCTACCATTGTGCCAAATAAAGGTAAAGAACTCATCTATCGTTCTTTTACTATGGATAATAACACTCATATCTCGCATATAAGTGTCTATCTTTGATATTACTAACGGACGAGTTTTAGATGATATACTAAATCCTGGTACCATTTGCTTTTCATCTCTGTAAAACTTATTAGTAAATTGAGTATCAATATCTACATACTTAACATCTCTGTTAGACCAGAATAGATTTTTGTAGTTTCTATCTAAACATTGTTGAATTGTTGTCCAACCAATTGATGCATTATCAATGATTAGTAAAGCATCGTTATATTCGGTTGCCAAATTAATTAGAAAATTACCAAAATCTTTTGGTTCAATCTTTCCTTTATATTCTGCAACTTGTTCACAGCTTTCAGCATCTATTACGTGGCAGGTAGAATAATCTTCTCCATCACCACGAGCAACGTCAGCAGTTACTATATAACTTTTTGAATAATTAGGGTCTTCCCAAACCCATAAGTTATTATCAAACCCACGCTTATACATTGGGTCTTTTACATATGCTTCGGTATATTTAACTAATAACTCCGGTGCGATTACCGTTGCTCCAGAACTGATAAAGTCACAATCACATTCTTGTGCTGCTCCTTTTTGTCCTAATTGTTTTTCTTGTTCCTCTCTCCAACTTATATCTCTTTCAGGGTGAACTGTCCAATGGAGTTTAATTGGGTGAAATAAGTTTTCACCATTTTCTGCACCTACCCATATTTGATGAAACCAGTTACCAATACCATTTGGTGTAGATAATGCTATACAACTACCACCCGTTGATAAAGTAGATTGTGCCGATGTCCAAATATCTTCAATATAATCAATAAAAGCTGCTTCATCAAACACCAATAGGGATAGTGCTTCCGAACGTCCTGCATCTGGTTTAGATGAAATTGCTTTGATTTGAGAACCATTCTTTAATCGTAGAGATAGTTTATTATCTTCCGATTCTTGTACTCTTAACCATACTGGTAAGAATTGGTTCATTACTCTAACCTTTAATACCAAGTTCTTTGCAACTTCTTGTTTTGTTGCAATAACCAACACGTTAAAGTCATCGTTGAATATCATTTTCCACAAAGAATATCCAGCTACTAATGTAGATATACCTAATTGACGTGATTTTAAAACAACATTAAAGCGATTATCTTTAAAATCATTTAAAACTCCTTCTTGAAAATCGTATAAATCAAATGGAATTTTCCCACGAGTTGGGTGTTGAATTTTGCAATACTTGCGCATAAAATAGACAGGGTCTTGTGCACATTTTCTGTATTGCTCTTTTACTGCATCTTGCAGTGATTTTGTTTGATTTGCGGCCATAATGCCTTACCTATTTTTTAATACGGATTTTCCAATATACACCACCACCTACATATGGAATTACTTGATTTCCACCAGTAGGTGATTGTTGATTGGATATACCAAGATTTAATTGGTATAATTTATCTGTTTTTGTTTTTAGGATTACACCTGCACCAATTGAATTGCCGAAATTTACTTTATCCAATGCTCCGTTTATACCAACATATACTTGATTTTTAGGTAGTTCTTTTACTATCTTTGTATCAGTAATAGTTCGTTCTTTAATCGTAGCATTCCACTTTCTACCTAATATTTTATTTTGGTATAAAGTATCTGTAAGTTCTATTGTTCCCAAATTATTATCTAAAACTAATTTATCTTTATATAACACCTTTTGGTTATACGATTGAACTATTCTAACCGTATCTCCTTTTGTATATACAGGAACTTCTATTCTTTTTTCTTTTTCAACAATTGTTTCGTGGTAAATATCTTTACCTCTAACATATTTTATTTTGGTGTGGTCTATTATTACAGTATCAATCTTGTGTTTTAACAACTCGTAGTTTTTTCCATCTACATTTATAGTTTCACCTACTTTACCATCATCTTTGGTACATTTGTACCATACAATTCCGGCAGTTGCAAAAATCACAATCCATTTGATATTACTCTGTAAAAACTTTAGCATAATCTTCTTTTATTATTTCCCAACTATCATCTTTTATTTGCTGATAACCGGATATGTTTTCTTCTGCTTCAGCTATATCATTTTTGATATTAGCTTTTAACTCTTCTAAATCACCATCGTAATTCCACTTTTCAGTAGTACCATCTGAATTGGCGAATATATGTTCCTTACTTGCATCTACTAATGCCTCTTGGAACTTTTTAACTAAATCTTTTAAAAACTCAATTTCAAAACTAGCAATCTTCCACTTTTCGTATTCGTTCCAATTACCTTTTACTCTAAATAATTGTTCTTTTTCAGCCAAACAATCTATACAATAACCAGTTTTACGAATAAATTGTAAATGCTTTTGAGTTTTTTTAACTGTTTTACAACTTTTACTTTTACAAGTAGATAATGATTGTATGTATTCTCTAATTCCATCGAACTTTGATTTAACAATCTTATACCCCTTCTCTTGTACCCAAGTTACACCATCACTATCCGTCCACTCTTCACCAAGTACTCTATCCTGCTTTGTAGCGGACCAACCATGTGTATTTGTTCCACTATTATCTCTGTTAAAAGCTACATCCAAAATCTTTTTTCTGGATGGGTGCATGTATTTCTTACTCATATAACTTATTATTTTGTTTTATATATATAAATATATAGTTTTTATATTTTAGTAAAATATTCCTAACAATTGATTTAACGATGCAAATGCTCCAGTCATCTTAAATACATTACCTTTGTATGTAAATATAATTCCTTCGTTTGGAACTATCTTATCAAATCCACCGATTGAATTTAATCTTTCTAATTCCAATTTCATCTTTTCAATTTGTGCAGGTGTACCTTCTGCTTTTATTTTATCTATTGTTGTATCTAATCTTTTACGGATTGTTTGTAGTGCTTCGTTTGGAGATGCTGTCAACACCGATTGCATGAATTGTAAAACTTCTGCTCCTACACCTAAAAAGATTTCCTCAAATTTCATTAGGTTTTCTTTTGCAATCTTATCTTTACTTTGTTTCTCAATACCATCGGCCCATGCTCTTGCTTTCTCATCACCAATCAAATTTATACGGAATGATTTATCACCAAAGGCCCATCTTTTTGTTAAACCTTCAATTTCCAATGATGTTAAACCTTTAGAACCTTTTTGTATATAAGCTTTCCACCAAGCTTGATGGTAATCAGCTACACCAGCATTATCCGGTAAACTAAACTCACTTTGTAGTTTAGAAATCTTTGTAAGGAATTTACCTTTTTGTGAACTTAAATTTTCACTTTTTGGTAATTTTACAATTGGAGGTCCTTGTATTACATATTTAGATTGTATATGTGCATTTACTTGCTTAATCATACCAGCCAATACACTTTCTGCTCCTTTGATTTGTCCTACTGCGTTTCCAGCTTCATTATATTCTACCGCGTTGTGGAATACTAATAAAGCTTGTCCGTATGGAATAACATTTACAGATGTTGGATAAATAACCTCTAAATTCATAAATGCTTTACCATTCATAAATATCTTATCTTTTTGTGCTTGGGATAATCCTCTAATAGCACTTTCCAAATCCTTCATAGCAAAGTTGTAAGCATCACTTAATGCTCCCCTACCAGCAAACTTTGAAGCCATACCAGAAGCATCTAATGCATTTGCTCCTCCGTTTGCCAAATGTCCTTTGTTTCTTGCTGCAATTAATCTACCATTTTTCCAGCTAATTGCTAGAGCTTGTCCATCGGTTTTTTCTCTAACAACACCCAATGAACCATCCAATGCTTTACTTACAATGGTTTTTAAATCTTTGAATGTTAGGTTTATATCAGTATCAAATGGATGGTTCATATGTCCATAAGCACCACCTTCCATTATTAAACTTTCTTTTACGGATTTTTTAATAGGTTCGTATCCACGATTTTGAGTATCTTTTGTATCAGTTTGATGACCAGGTTCTTTTTTTCTATTATCATCATCAAAATCTATTGTATCCAATTCAGGTTCATACCCATAATCTGGTGCATATGTTGATGTTTTGTGATGGTGATTAAAGTTATTATCGGCAGTTCCGTGAGGTTCGTGGTTTTTTGTATTTATAGCTTCAAACGCACTATGTTTTACTTTGTACCAACCACCACCCGGTGTTGTAAATAATCTTGCTGGTATTCTAAATGTAGAACCTATTGGTAATTTACTGAAATACTTACTATCTATGTGAACCACTTTTGTAACGAACTCTCTTGTCTTATTATCTGCACCAATCAATTCAACTTCAATCTTTACAGGTTGTCCACCAATTTTAATTGTTCCACCAAATATACCTTTTGATATTTCATTAAGTTTAGTTTCAGTTGTATAAACAGGTGTTGATGATTTGAAATCATCTTTTCTCATTATAGTTTTAGCAATCAATTTGTTTGCTTGAACCATAAATGGAATGTTGATACCTGTTCTTTTATCTTTTACTACAAATTCATTGTATTGTTTTACAAATTCTAAAAACTTTTTCTTATTTTTTGCTAATCTTTTAAAGAAACCAGTTAGTTCTGCTGGTGATATTTCTTTACCATTACGAGGGTCATTTAATCTTTGGAAAAAATGGTCTGTTTCTTTTCCTAAAACAACATCTTCTGGAGATAATTGAGAATCTGCATATTTCTCAACTTTATCCATATCAACCTTTGCCATTTCTTTTAGCTCATTTGGACCTTCCCAATCTTTTTCACTAACCTTACCACTTTCCTTATCTTTGTTATACCCATCAACTACCTTTGCCCAAACGGTAGCTGGTATAGCACCATTCATTATGTTATCGGCAAGTTGTAATGTAAAGTATTCGATGTAAGTTTCATCTGTAATAGTTTCTACACCGGCATTTAATGCTGCTTTTATAACTCCACCAGCTAATACCTCACCCATCATATGTTCAGCAAGGTGTAAACCTACACCTGCCATTAGTTTTGTAGGTCCTACTGCAAGTGCGCTGATACCACCCGTCAATAACATACTACCAACAGTCAAACCTACTGTTTTAGCAACACCAATCATTGCTTTCTTTTGTTTTTCATCTGGTTTTTTACCAGAGAAAACTGCTTTAAATCCTTCCCCAGCTTCTTTTATTTCGTGTCCTAAATGCTTTGCTTCTCTAACTACACCTTTTACAATACCATTTGCCTTATCTCCAATCCATTGTCCAACACTACGTCTTTCTTTTGATTGTGGTGCATGTGCTCCTTTGAAAAATTCTTTTTCTTTTTCACTCCACTTTTTTATTTTTTGACCTATTGCTCTAACTACTGCTTTTGGATTAGATACTGCGGTTTTAGCAACTTTTCCAACCGATGCTTTATTATCTGTTTCTCCACTTTTTGCAACAGATGGAGATTGTGCTTTTTGTTTAACCTTTTGTAGTTTTTGTCTATCCGAGCCACCCATTTTAGCAACCAACATCATTGCTGCTTTGTAAGCCGGGTGGTCTCTATCGTAGTTTAATGCAGAACTTACTTTAATATCTTCACCTGTATCTGGATTCTTTACTAATTGGTTTAAGATTTGTGGTGAATATCCACTACCTTTTACAGATGCTTCTTTTACAATACCTTCACCATATGAATTATATAATGCTAGATTGACCTGATTTACTTTATCACTCTTTGGGGATTTTTGTCCTTTCTCTATGTTTCCTGGAACTTGTCTTTTATCCATCAAAGCATGAACACGAAGAACTCGCATTGCTTCTTGTCTTGCAAACTCTACTCTATCCAATTTAAGAGCATCTTTGATACGATATTTCTTACCAGTTGCCGGGTCAGCAATTTCCATATTCATTATGTTGTCCCAATCTACCGAGTCTGGTTCATAATCAATATCGCCCTCAATTGTCATTAACTTATCGTAGTATTTAGGGTCTTCAAATATATGGTCTTTTGCAATCTCCGATGCTATTCTAATATCAGTAGTGTGTTCCATTTCTGTATTTACACCCTTTTTAAACTCTTTCTTTATAGTATCTAAATCTACTTTATGTTTATCAGCAATTTGAGCCAACGTCATACCTTTGGATAATCCACCAGGTATAAATTCCTTTTCTTCATTCAATCCTTTATTTAACATTTGGAATACATCTTTATTGTATTTGCCAAAGAACTTTTGGAATTGTTTTTCTTTTTCATCTGCTGAAAGATTACTACGGAACATATTTCTAACATCCGTTGCTCCAAATGAATTTGATGGTGTTTTAGAATACACATATCCCTTTGTCATATAACCTTCCATATCCTTATCGTTTTTATAAGGTTTGAAATATTGTCCACCTAAACGCATTGCATCTTTTTCACCTAATGCTATAATAAGTGCAGTTGTTGTTTGATTAAAATCACGTAATATTTCTACTGGTTGATATGGGGATTTTACTTGAATGAATTTTGATGGTGAAACACCAAATACTTTAACTGCAATATCGCGTTTCTCATTAAAAGAAAGTGGTGATTTATTTGAGTCTTGCACATTTGATGTTGCAATATATACATTCTTTGCTCCAAATACAGAACAAAGATGTTTGTATGTTTTGTAGTGTCCTGCATGAAATGGTTGAAATCTACCCCCAAATATAACTACCTTTTCCTTTACCGATTCAGTCAGTAAGAAAGTTTCCACTAAATAGTTTGATAATTCATTCATATACTATAAATATATACTTTTTTATTAAATAAGTTTTCTGTACAAAGTATAAGCGGGGGCATCGTACTTATGATTATTCAAAAATTGCAGAAGCACACGTTCTACATATGGTTTCATAAGATTTTTTTACTAATTCCACATGCTCTTCGTTACCCCAAAAATCTGATAATTCTTGGCTTTTAAAATCACCAATTACGATTTCCATATCATAATCATTACAACATAAAAATGCCTTTCCTGCTGCATTTACATGAATCCAACCAACAGGTCTACCACCAACTTCTCTACCATTTCCACAACTAACTACTTTTTTAGTTTCATCTCCACTTTGTAAATTACGAATTATAGATGATTTATTACTCATTATACTATCTAATTCACCTGCTCTATCTACTAACGATGGAACTGAAAATATTTGCATAGTTGGAAATAATTCTCTTGCTAACTTTTCCTGTGTTGCCAATTCACCAGTTATTGGGTCTAAATCCATATCCGATGGAAAATCAGGACCTTTTGTTAGCCAACCACCTTTTTCTTCAAAAGAATATTCATTTGCACCGTTTATTTGAATTGACATTGTTTTATATTGAACCATTAATGGTAAATTATCAATAGCATATTCAATATTTGATATTAATTTATCAAATAATTTAGGATTTACTCCTGCTCTTTTACTCCATAATTCTCTTTCAAATGCGGGAACATTTAAGCATATACCGTTTACTACACCTTTATATTTGTTTATTAAATCAACTTTTTCAGGAGTAAGTGTTGCACCATTTGATAAAACCATAAAACATAATTTGTATTTTTGACATATTTGTAATAATTCTTCAAAATGTGGATACAATAAAATTTCATTATAATGTGCAGTATAAAAACCACCAAAACTTTTAGTTACCAAACCATTATCCTTTTCCCTTTCATCTATTAGATTTTTAATGATTTTTTCCAATAGTTCCGGACTCATTACTTCTCTTCCCTCTTTTGGATTTCCTTTTAAAACAACTGGACAAAACCAACATTTTGCATTACAAACTCCAAATGGGTCTAATTGCAACTGATTAATTTTGTATTGTTGAAACTGATTTTGTATGTGTTCTATCATAGCTTATTTATTTTGTATTGTTGAAACTTATTTTTTATGTATCCTATTATAATTTATTTATTAAAAACCTTTATTGTAAAAAAATTCATATAATAACAATACAGGTGTCTGGTGTATTTCGTACCATAATTTTTCAACATCTTCTCTTTTAAATTTTATTTCACGTGGTTCGTTATTATATAATTGATGTGGTCTACATGAATATGGTAATTGTTGCTCTCCGTATGGCATTCCAATTCCCCCCGTAAAATGGTAAAAATTTATTCTATTACTATTTTCATTATATAAAGTCAATTTTCCATCATCTACTTTTATTATTTTTTTAGGGTTTTTATGACTATCCCAAGTATTCATCCATTCACTATATGGTAATCCTACCACTTCTTCATTGTATAACGCTATTAAAAAATTAACCATATATTGTTCATTGTCAAATATTGGATTGCGTATATCTTTAAATTCATCTGATAACAATTTTATAGTTTTTTCCAAAAGATGTGAATGTTTTATTTTATTAAATCCTAAAAATCCACCATTATAAATTTTATGTTCAAAATCCAAAGAATAATTATCTATAACATTTCCTAATGTTTTTCTTAATTCATTTTTAATAGTTGTATTTGCAATTTCCAATTCTTCTTCTGTTTTATAATAGACTCTATGAATAAAATCACAATCATTTTCAACCGAACCAATTATTTTTCCGTCTTCTATATAATCAAACAAATAATCCATATTTGATAAAAATATAGTATCCGCATCTAATACTATTTCACAATCGGACATATGTTTTAATAATCCAACATATTTGAATAAACATTTACCATTCCAATCCGTATCATTAAATTCGCCACATTCTATTTCAATTACTTCACAATATTTTTTAATAGTGTTTAATTTTTTATTATCAATACCACGATGTAAATATACTTTTAAAGGTATTTTATTTTCATAATATTTCCAACTATTATATAATGCTATAAAATCACAATAATACATATCATCAACAAATACACTATAACTTTTACTCATAATAAAACTGATTTTTGTTTTGTTTTTCGTATCCAATTCCAATAATGCCAACTTGCTGTATTGGGTGTTATTTTTAATTCTTCATTATATGGTAATGAATTAATATAATTTGCTTTGTAAAATTTACCATGCTCATTTGATGTTACTCCGGCGTTGTGAAATATATTCATCTTAAAGTAATCATCTTCATTAGATGTTGCCCAACTAAAATCAAAATTAGAATGGCAATTTGTAGTGTATCCTAATCTCCACCCACCCCATAATACTGCCCACATATCTGCACACCATATTTGTAAAGGGTGATATGGGGCTCTTTCTTCGCCGGGTGACATTGTTCTTCTATCCTCAATAACTTTTTCAGTATTTAAATCTGTAATATTTTTATATAATAATTCGGAATCTATTTCAACTCTATTCCAAAAATTATAATCTATACCTTTCATTAGATATTGTGCTCCAATAGAATTTAACTCATTATGTTCAATTAAAGATTCAGGTAAATCCATTATCTTACACATCGTATCTATTACATCTTGTCCTTTGGATTTAATGTATGAGTGTGCAATGTACCAACGCGTATCTGAACCATACCAACTATTATCATTTATCATTTCATATGTAATCCAATCTTTAATTGGTTTAGTAAAGATAATATCTGAATCGTGGTAGAATATTGATTCTTCTTTTAAATACGGATGTTGTAAAAAATGTTGCTTTAAGATGTTCGGTCTGATTGATGAAATATAATGTTTCGTCTGTCTTGTATCATCATAGAAAAAGAAACGTGCTGCATATCCATTTGCCAATTTACTCCATTCTTCCGGTATTACACCTTTTTCTTTCCAACATACAATATCTATGTTATTCGGATTTATTCCCATTTCGATAAAGTTGGTAAGCATTGTTTCAACCTGCCAAGTATAGTATAAATTAGCAGGTTGCGCACATATAAATCTTAAATTTTTCATAACTTTTTTATTTTATGGATAAGTTCTTACAACTATTGTAGAACTATTAATGTTTGTAACATATACTTTTGATGGTTGATAGTAGATGTATCTCATATTATGAACAACTTCCTTGTGGCCCATTAACCGTTATTGCTCCCCCCGCACTTACCGTTCCAATTCTTGCACAAATTGTTAGGCTACCTCCTCCTTGTAGTTCTACACCATAATTCCAAGTACCATCGCAAGATTGATAATCATAATAATCTGCAAATTCATCACTATTAGACAAGAAATAAAACTGGCAATCAGGACCAGCAGTTGTTGTTGTAGTTGTTGTAGTAGTTGTTGGTGCTGCCGTAGTTGTTGTAGTAGTTGTCGTTGGTGCCGCTGTTGTTGTAGTTGTTGTAGTGGTAGTCGTAGTTGTTGTAGTAGTTGTTGGTTCTACTGCACAATTAATATTTCTAATTTCAACCACATATATTAAATATGAACTATCATATACAGCAACATAATAATTTCCATTTGCTAATCCAAATTGACTCTGGGTTAAACTATATTCATTAGGATTACTAAAATCAATCACCGAATTACCGATATGATAAACATAATTACCAGACCCATTATTTACACCCGTTATATTAATAAATCCAGTTCCCAAATATCCAGTACATCCTTGTGATATTGTCATATTCAATGGAGGTAAAGTTGTAGTTGTAGTTGTAGTAGTTGTTGGTGCAGCCGTTGTTGTCGTTGTAGTTGGTGCAGCCGTTGTTGTCGTTGTAGTTGGTGCAGCCGTTGTTGTAGTAGTGGTTGGTCCCGCCGTTGTTGTAGTTGTTGTTGGTGCAGCCGTTGTTGTAGTAGTTGTTGGTGCTGCCGTAGTTGTTGTTGTAGTACCACCTGCGCTTTTACCATAAAACTCATCCATTCTTAAATCATTACTACCATTGGTTACATATGATACCCCATATACAGTACCAGCACTTGCCATATCAATTTCCGTATTGAATGCAATTCCCCTATCAGTATTAAACAAAGCAAATGATATTTCGCCGGATGCTGGTAATGCCATTACTTATTCTTTAATTTTTCTTCTAAATTTTCTACTTTATTTGATAATTCTTTTATAGCTTCTATTAATATTGGAACTAATCTATCGTACTGAACTGTCATATAGTTTTCACCACTTTTTGATTTTTCAGTTCGAGTGTCTTCATCAAATTCAATATCAAATGGTGCAAGTGAAATCACTTCGGGCATTATCTCGTTTACTTCTTGTGCAGATACCCCAACCTGTATTTTATCATCACTATAACCAACCGATTTAGCTAATTCATTGTTAGTATAATAAAATCCATTTAATTTATTTACCTTATCCAATGCATTTGGTATATTACCTATTATATTCTTTAGTCTTTCATCGGAATAAAAAGCTATAATGTTATTGGTACAAGTTAAATTACCACCGGAAAATGCACCAGACCTAGCACCACTACCATTCGCATCACCAAATACGGCATATGCTGTACTATAACCAATTCCGGCAGTAATTTGATTGGGGGTTTCAGTTCTTTGTACATATATACCAAAATTAGTATTTTGTATATTAATACCTCCTCCATTATTTCCTGCGGGGGAATTGAAACTAATAAATCCGTCACCAGTAAATTCTATTGAACCATCTCCAGCAAATAAAAGTTTTCTATTATTGGCTTGTAATTCAACACTGCCGGCTCCGGATGGCGATGATGCGTATATTTTAGTGGTATCAATTAACCACCCACCAATTGTACCAGATGTGGCTTTTAATATACCCCCAGCGGTTACACTAAATGGTGCAGAAGCAAATGATGCATTACCCAAATATATACCGGTAGTATCTGCTTTAAAAATACTATCACCAGTTCCAATACTTAATGTTCCGGTAAATGTTCCACCACCAACTATATTTAAACTACTACCATTCCATAGTAGGGAGTTTGTAGAACTTTTTAGGGAAAGTTTTCCACTCGTACCATCACTACCTATAAATACACCTGTATTATCATATCCTTTGGTCCCTTGTCCAATTGAAATATATGGAGAGTTTGTACCACCTGCAATAGCAATATTTGAGTCACCACTTGTATTTGTTCCAACGTTTATTGTGTTTTGTACAAATGATTCTTTAGATATAATTATTTCAGCAGCTACAAAAAATGAATCAGTACCCAATGATTCCCAAAACGTAGTTTCAGTATTGGGTTGTTTATTTAAGTTGGCACTTGCATTTGTTTTTGTTGCATAATAAGTTCCACTATACAATACCGCATCTCTACGTGTTGGGTCTTGACTAATACTATTGTAAGTTATTGAAGAACTCCACGGGCCTCTAAATACTATACCCGGACCATCACCTCCCCTTGCTCCAGCCGTACCACTCGTTCCGTTTGCACCACCTGCACCACTTGTTCCGCTTGTTCCACCCGCACCATCAGCACCTGTTGGTACTTTTGTTGCCCTTACTATTATTGTTTTAGTTTGACCAGTCGTACCTTCACTATCAGTATGTGTTACAGTTAGAGTTATAGAACCTTCTGCAGCATTCATAACTGCGGATGTCATTGTTAATGTTGCTCCACTAACTGTTGGTGGGGTTGAAAACCCATTAGTAGAAGCAATAACCATTGATGTAAAAATATTTGTACTTCCCTCTAATGCAGCAATTGTTACATTTGATAATGTGCCAGTTTGAGTACCTGCAGAATTTGCTAATACCGATTGTGCTTGTGGTGAGGCAGTTACTACTATATTAGGAACTGCCTTTTTAGTTTTAGATAATGAAATATTTCCAAATACATTTCTTGTAGTATTTTCCGAATCAACAACTGAACCGGTTATGGATATATCAACCGAATCAGTCCCATTTGCCATATTTGGTAATGTTAATGATGTTGCCGTTGCACTTCCCACCGTATAAGAATTTGTAGCAGTTATTGATGTTGGTGTAAATGTTTTTGTGGAAGTTAATCCATTATAAATTTCATTAACCGAAAACGATGCGTTTATAAATGAATCAAGTTGTTCACCTGTCGATTTTGCAGTAACTGTTTGATTATTGTTACCAATTACAAAATTTAAAATAGGTGCTGCTTTTTTAACCTTTGAATATGTAATATCTTTTGAAGAACTTAATATAGTTCCACCACCATCTTTATATTTTACTAAAAGGGTTAAAGAACCACTATCTGCTGATAATGCGTTTATTGAATAATTTGTTCCGTTAAATGTATTTGCAGTTAGTCCAGAAGTTGAAGAAATACTTGCACTAAATGAATTAGTTATAAATCCTGATGAATAATTTATTGTTTCATTACCAACTTTTACTGTAATAGAACCACTACTTGCTACCAAATCACCAACTATTGTTCCCGTTGATGTTGCAGGAAATGATGCATTTTCATTAGTAACAGCAACTGAAAACCCATCTAATATTTTTACAGGAGTTATTTTAATAGAATCCGAAAATTGATTTCCAAATTGGTCAGAACCAGAAATACTATAAATTGTTTCATCTGTTAAGAATGGGTACGATGAACCGGCCAAAGTGTAAGTATCAACTCCGTTTGTAGCATTTGTAGAAACATAAGTTAATGATGGTTTTCCACTTCCGGAATTTACAGTTAATGGGGTTGAAGAAGATGCTAAATTTTTACGTTTAGCTTCTATTGTTATAGTTTGTCCACTTGGGTTTAGGGATAAATCAGTTGCTTTATAAATAAATTGATTTGTATTTGCAGTTACAAAAACACCAGGTGCATTCTCACCATCTTCAAAACGATATATTGTTTCAAATTCATTAAAACCTTCGCATGATGCAGTATATGTTATAGAACCAACTAGTATTGATGATACACTACCACTAAAATTAGCAATAGTTAAACTTGCACCACCATCTCCTGCGTTTGTTAAAAGACCAGGATATGTTCCCGCATAACTAGCAGGAACTATATAATTACCAGTTGTATCAAATGCTGCAGATGCATAAGTAACCGAACCAGTTAAATTAGTTCTACCAATTGAAAATCCAACCTGTTGAAAAGCAGGATTACCAAATGAGCCACTACTAAAACGGAATGCCGTTCTATCTGATTCAAATGTTAATAATTTATTACTAGCAATAAAATTATTTCCACCCGTAAATGTTTGAGAGCCAGTTACTGATACCGGAATAAAGTTATTATTTACATCAAAAAACTCAAATCTAAAGTTGAATGTTTCATTTGATATATTGGTTGGCATTGATACAATAAACGATACCTCGTTTGGTGAGAATACAGTTTCGGATGATGCTCTTAAACTAATATCTTTTAAGAACCAATTACCTTGTGTTTGTTTAAAATATAGTGAAGCAGTTGGTTCTGAATTTGGTAATGAAAATTGAGATATATAATTTGTTAAATTACGAGTTGGAGAAAATCCCACAATAGTATCAATCTCTCTATCTCCATTTTGAGAACCGCTAATATGTATTTCCAAATTACTTTGTGATGACCCATTATAAAAACCATCAAATGCCAATTCATAAACCGTAACATCACTTAAATCTAATTTAGGTAGATATGAAAAATTACCATTACCATTCAGTTTAACCGTAGTTGAATCTACAAATTGGTTAGTATCTAATGTTGCCGTTAAAGAGCCACTATTCCAAAAATTAGAAAGAACTTCTGAATTAAAAAATCCAGTATCAGTTACTACACTACCAGTTGCATTTAATGTTTGTAATAATTCTTTTGCTTCAATTTGAATATCTTGTATCAATTCAAAATCACTAATGGTTGATGTAGATGAACGATATACTTTTACTCTTTTTACATCACCAGCAAATGTTTCTAAACGAGATAATTTTATATTAGCATATGATGCAGTAATTGCAGATGCGATGGGCGATGAACCAGATGGTGTACTATAAATTGGTTTTAAAATTTCTGTAATTGTAGCTTGTGGTCTTCTAAAAAAACGAACACGAGTTGTATTTGCAAGATTTGGATTTATATTTGCAGTACCTACATAACGAACATTGTACTTACCTTTCCATATATCAGGTACTTCCGTTTTACTACCATTATTATCGTAAAACTTTAACTCACCTAAAATTGTAATAGTACAAGGACCAAATGCAGTTGAGTCAATTGCTTGTTCTACACTATCACTTGGATAAACATAAACTGCTATTACTTTTGATATACCTTCATAGTATTCAGGATTACCATCGGAACTTTCAGTATAAACTACTCTACCGGTTGCATCTTTAATCTGAACCAATACTTCCGTATTTTGCTCTAAATAATCAGTACCGGCAATTAGGAATGCATTTTTACCACCCGTAAATGTATCGGGTAGTTCGGTGAGATTAAAATATTGTGATGTTACTCTCCTATCTTCTAGGAATACCGATTTTAATTCTAATTGATTATCAGGAGCAACTTTAACTTCTACTGCCATAAGTGTAGGATATTCTTTTATATAAATATCCTACTTATGTTTTTTCGTTATTTGTGTGAGATTTTTGAGTATCCATTTTCCTTTTTGATTTCTACCAAAGTATCTACCACATCTCTAATCTGGTCTAAATGGGAAATGATGGTTACAAAATCAAATTGTGTTTTAAGATACTGAAACAATAGGAATGTAGATTGTAAGTTTTCACCATCCAATGTTCCAAATCCTTCATCTAATACTAAAAAATTTGGACGAGGTAGATTACATACATTAATAAGTGCAACTCTAATTGCCAATCCACTAATAAACTTTTCCATACCACTACACATTTCCAATCCCCACTCTTGGTCTTCATATACAATGTTAGCAGTTATATTCTTACCATCCATTGTTAGTGTAACACCAAAATCTACAATTTGTGATAAAATATTATTAACCTCACCCTCAATTACAGGTAAAGATTTAGCAATCAAATCATAAGATACACCATCTCTTTTTACTGCATCTAAATAGTATTCATATGTGGAATATCTCTCTTCTAATTCTTTTGCTTCTTCAATCTTTTCGTTTACACTTGAAATCTTTTCTTGTAACCTTGATATTGAGCCGGTTAATGACAACATTTCTTTTTGTACGGAGGAAATATCTTTATCAAAATCATCAATACTACCTTTGATAATATTAATATCTTTTTGAAGAACTTTATTGTTTTGGATTGTTGCTTCATTTTCATGATACCTTTGGATTAAAGTTTGGATGTTTTGTAACTCCAATTCAGCTGCTTGCTTTTTACTTTCGTATGATTTAATATCAACTACTAATTTTTCAGCACTCAATTTACCCTTATCAAACTTTTGCTTAAATGATTTGTAGTCATTATAATTATCAACTACACCGTTTAATTTTTCTAATCTATATAATGTTTTAGAATAATTTTTTTCCAACTCTTCCAATACAATCTTTTGAGAGTCTACTTCTTCTTGTGTTTTCTGTGCATCCTTTACAAATACGTTATTCATACAGAAATTACAATTCGGGTCATACTCATGCTCTGCCAAATGTACTAACTTCTCTTCATTCTTTTCCAATGAAATCTTACACTTTTCAATTGAGTGTAAAGAAGATGTTTGTAAATTAGATAATCGTAGATATTCGGTATGTGCTTGCTCAATATCTAATTCACCAAATGTTGCTAACTCATTTACACTTTGTGAGATTTGAATTAACGCATCTTTGAATTGCTCCAATTGTTCTAACTTTTTAGCTTCATCGTCTTTTAGTTGTTGGATTTTTTCTTCTTGCTCTTTTTTCTTTTTCTCTAACCCATCAATATCAGCAATACTAGCATCTACTGGCACCAATTGTTGTGTAAGTTCTAATAGGGTATTGTTCTGTTCTAACCGGTCTTCTATTAGTTTAGTATGCTTTCCTTCTTCAACTGAATAACTATCGTTTAAAACCACTACTTTTAACTCATCGTTAGCCAATTCAGTAGTAAAATCATTTGATTTAAACTTCTTTAATAATACCTGAACTTCTTTAATATCCTCCAATGCATGTGCGTACAATTTATCGAATACGTTAATACCCATAAATTGTGCTAACAAATCTTTTCTTTCACTTTGTGATTTATCAATAAACAACGCATTGTTACCTTGCAGAGATAATGCAGTTAATACAAAATCTTCATAAGTTCCTAAATATTGTGAGATATTTTTATTTGTATCTCTACGCTCTGTGCCATTTAATAAGATTTGTTGTCCATCGGTTTCTTTCCAAAATTGTACATCTACTTTTACGTTTGTACCTTTTGAGTTTTGTGCCGCGGTTCTTTCTATAAAGAAATCTTCATCATTAATTTGAAAATGTAACTTACATTTAAAATTAGATTTACGATTGTTTAATATAGCCGATGCTCTAAATGCTCTACTACATTTATCAAATGCACAGAATGATACCGCATCAAAGATTGATGATTTACCACTTGCGTTTGGTGCAAATAGACCAATGACACCATTTAACTTTGTGAAATCAATAACATTATCTTCTCCATATGAGAACATATTTGAAAACTCAAACTTAATAGGTTTCCATACAATGTTTTTAGCCAAATCTTCATCTGTAAGTCTTTTGTTTAATTCTGTGTTTAATGATTTAACGTTTGCTAAAGATTGATTATCAATTGAAAAAGAACGAACTAAATAATCTTCAATCAATCCGTTTTGATAATCTACATCGTTAATATCGCCAACGTTAATTTTACCATCTCTAACGCCGTTACGGAGTTTAGATAAACTATCTGTTTTAGTAATCGTAAATTCATCAACATTGTATTTCTTTTTAATTTCAGTAGTAACTCTTTTCATATCACCTACATCTGTATTAGATACATAGACACGAAGACGAGGTTTTTTGGGCATATCCGTTACAATAGGAACTATACCATTATCTACATGTAGAGTATAGTAACCATAATCGTTTGGAATATCAACATATGTAGGTTTTAAAGTTTCAACATCCCAAATAGCATATCCGTGATTTTCCAATGCTTCACCATGTGATTGCTGAATAAGTGAACCTGGATAAACTACAATTGGATTTGATTGCTTAACAGTTTGACGCTTATGAATATCACCTAATAAAGCTGCATCGTATCCATTAAAAATATCTGTGGTAAAATTGCGAGAACTAATAACATACCCAATATCTGTCTGTGATTTATCAATTGGTCCGTGAAAAAGAGCAATCTTAACATCACCCTGAATATCCACTCCTTTCGGCCAATTCTCTTTCTTATCAAAAATACTGAATACACCAAATGTAATATTATGAACTTTAACTACTTCCGTATCACGTAGGTAATATAGATTGGGCAAATTAAGACCATCTACAATTGGAGATAAAGCATCTAGTCTGTGGATATTATTTAAATTACAATCGTGATTACCTGCGATTAAGAATGTAGGACATAACTCCGAGCACTCTCTTAAAAAAGCAGAAATCTCCTTTACTAATTCTGGTGATAATTCTAATTTAGCATGAGCTATATCACCAGCTAAATAAATTATTGCATCGTTTGTACCACGTTGCTTTATATCTGAATATAATTTTTGGAATACTTCCTTATATTCTTCATGTCTCTTCAAATTGCGAATGTGGACATCTGCAATATGATAAATGGTCTTAATTTTCTTAAAACCTAAATCTATATTTCTCATTTAATAAAAGATAGTTTCTGTTTGATTAAACTTTCAAAACTCAAAGTTACGGAATTTTTTTGATATATCAAAATATCTTTGAACTTTAATTCACCTGCATCCTTTTCTTGAAAGTCTATTAACTTTATTGTTGGTATTATGGTATTATATTTTTCGTAAATCTTTAAAGAGTCTTGTTTTGCATCATTATCCAATGCAATAACCATTTCTTTAACTTCACCATCAGCTACTCTTTTTTTAATTTCAGTATCTAACTTTCTAGGTACAAATTTACCAAACAAAGGAATAGCATTTCGTTTTAAAGCAATAGCATCAAAAGCACCTTCACATAGTGTAATTGGTTCGGTCCAATCTATTTGATTTTCAAATGCAATTATATTTTTACTTACTGGTGGATTTTTGTATTTGTATTTACTATTTGCATCAATATGTCTAGCAATAAAGTAATTTAACATACCATCTTTATCATATGATGGAATAATAACTCTATCTTTATATACACCTTCCGATGTAAATCCAATGTTGTATTTAATAATCTCTTTCTTACTTAACCCTCTGTTTTTTAGATATTGAATAGCATGACCTTCAATTGGATTAGTAACATTTGGTGTAAGTTCTAATGCCGATTTGAATCCTGGAGGTAATGATAAGTACACATGGTTTTCTTCATCTTCTTCCTCATACTTTTCCCACATATCCAAAAATTGCTCATTTAGAGTTTTGTTAGAACTCATAGCAGTTTTTAATTTAGTATTAGACTCACCAAAGATTATCTGTAAATCATCCGTATTCATACCAATACGTTTGGCCAGATACGTTATACTACCACCTGAATTACATACCCAACAATGGAACTTATTTGTTCTTGTATTGACTTGTAGTTTTGGTTTGTGGTGATGACAGAATGGACAATGGAAAGCATGCTCATCTTTTTTAAGAGTAGCAGAACTTCCTAAATACTTTTGGAAAAGACTTATTAATTGCATAAGTCAAATATACGAAATTATTTTTGTAATTCCTAATTTATTTACTCATTTATCCAAGAATCTGGAATAAGTTTATCGGCGTATTTAAAACCATTCTTTACACACCAATCGGCGTATGTAGTTTTAGATGCTTTACTGATTTTGTTTTTGGATGATGTGAATACAAAACGAATATCCAAATTAGGATGTTGTTGTTTGATTAACAAATGTTTCTTTCTATCTGACAATACAAATCTACCTTTGGTTTCTACTATGATACCATTGGGTAATCTAAAATCTGGAAGATATTTGTGATTTGTAGCTGGAACTAT